TTACTGTAGCTATCCTTTAATTGGACAGCGGACGCAAGATTATTTAAAGCATCCTAAAGTTATACGACAAGAACTCATAACGAACTATGAGCGTTGGGGAACTACAAAATATTTTATCGTAGATGATACATTTAACGATAGTACAGAAAAAATGCAAATGATGGCTGACATAAGTCAGAGCTTGCCATTCGAGTTAAAGTTCTGGTGCTATTTACGTGCTGATATTATAGCCGCACATCCGCGACAGATACAATTATTAAAGGATATGGGCATACAAGAAACTTACTTTGGTTTAGAAACATTCAATCCTAAGACAGCTAAGTTTATAGGAAAGGGTATGGCTATGGGTAAGATAACTGACACACTATACAAGTGTAAAGAGTCTTGGGGACCACGTAGTTATCTAGCCGCTGGTATTATTATAGGATTGCCTTACGAGACACAGGCCACTATACAAACAGCCGTAGATTTCTTTCACAGAGAAGACTGTCCGATTGATCTTGCTAATACATTTCCACTCAGTATTATTGGTAATCACGATATGGTCAAGTATATGTATATGAGCGAGATAGATCGTAACTATAAAGACTATGGATATTATTTTCCAAATCCTGAGACAAATTATTTTAGTTGGCGTAAAGACGATGATACTGATATAAACAGTTATGACCAAGCTAATGCATTATCGCATGAGATAAATCCTACACTACCTCGAAAGAGTTACCGAGGATGTTTTTATACGAGCAGTTTTAATGATGATAGAATTAGCGATAGAGAAAAAAATTTAGACTTAACAGACGAAGAATATCAACGTCTAGTTAAGTCCATAAATTTTCAAGAACTATTCAAAGAAACTGTAATGCGTGATTACTTTGTCCCCTTGATAGACTACTTAGATTAGGTACCTGTGAACTGTACCCAAGCACCGTTATAACCATAGAAGTGGTTAGTATTGCTATCGTAAATGATCATACCTTTAACTCCAGTTGGATAAGCACCGCTACCTGCATACGATCCAACTTGCATTGCTCCGGTAATTGTTAAAACACCCTTGGAGTTAAATTGCATACTGTTTTGAGATCCAGTTGCACTAATAGTAACCGCACCAAATAATCCAGGAACGTGTCCCGTTGTTACAGCCGCGTTAGGATCTGTAAATAGTCCAAATGCTCCAACGGTTTGGAAATTAGTTCCGTCATATCCAGTACCTTGACTATAAAATATTCCATCACCTGGTTGTACTGCTGTAGGACTTGCTAAAGTTCCTCGACTAATTTGACTCACTAATCCACTGTTAACAGCTCCACTTGTAATTCCTGTGAATACTGCAAATGCTTGTGATGAGTTAAAATACGCTGTATTAGGATTAGCAGTAGTTCCAAAATTGATTGGCGCACTTGCAGTAAATGTAGATGATGTAAGTGGGCTTGCTGTAGATACTATATTAGAACCACCAATACCTAAAGTAGATGTTGTAAAACTACCATTAGTGGCATTAAAATTACCAGTGGTTGTTACAAAATTACCATTTGTTGTTGAAATGTTTCCTTTAATACTGATAGTACCAGTACCAGTCGTTGAAATATTGTAATTTCCAATATTTAAGTTACCGCCCAACGATGGATTAGTATCTGCAGATACTGATGTTATTCCGCTTGCCGCAGAATTAATACTCATTGTTTGTGTTGTTGGATTATAAGCAAATGTAATATTGCTATCCGGACCACCAGCTGTAAAGTTAGTAGAAGATAGGCTAGCTGTAATTAAGTTAGTAATTGCAACACTATTTTGAGCATTAACTAGTGAAGTTGCTAGCGTGATCTGATTAGTTCCAGCACTTGGGTTAATGATATAGTATGTACCAGCTGTTAGGTTGCCGCCACCTGATCCAGTAACTATGAATGGTTCCAATGCCACTAATCCTGTAGCCGAACCGACTGTAACTGTTGAGATAGCACCTGATATTGCTATATTTGTTCCTGCTGTAGGTACTTGACTTAGCACAAAAGTTGGGCTAGTACCTGAAACAATATATGTTCCAGCTGTGATGCCTGTGCCAGTTAACAACATACCAACTTGTGGTACTGTACCGCTAACGTATGTTAATATTCCAGTAGTATTGATAGTAGATAATGTACCTACAAACGATATACTAAGAGCTGTAGTAGCTGTTACTGTACCGGTTACAGTAGATGATCCTGTAGCAGTAAACATGCTAGCTACATCTGTTTTAGCTCTGCTAGGAGTATAATATAAATTAACTGTACCTTGTGCTAGATTGTCTGTTGTATAACCGCTTAGTGTTCCTGAAAAGTTTAGAGTCTGTGTAGTTGAATTCCAAGTTAATCCTGTACCAGCTGAAGTAGCTAGAATATTGTTGCCGCCCAGTGTAGTGCCGTCACCAACATAGAATTTTTTCGTATCAGTTGTGTATAAAATTTCACCTAGGTCAAAAACAACTGCTTGTCTTTGAGCATCAGTTCCGCGTCTAATTTGTAGCGACATGTGCTATCTCCAATATTCTGTCATCAAAGGATGATTATTATAGTGTATTTATTAAAATGATCAGAACGCAGAGCCAAAAAAATAGGGCCCTAAGGCCCTATTTAAAGCAGTATATTATTAGTCTGCTTTGGTAAAATTACCGTTTCTAAACCCTACTTCACCGCCTTCTTCCTTAATACGCTTTACAACGTCTTCGAAAAGTATGGGAGCAAAGTCAGTTTGTTCTACGCAAACGCAATGATAACGAAGATCGTTTTCATCGCTGTACAGTACTGTACCCGTTTTTGCGTCAACTCCCCGGGCCTTTTTAACACGATTTGCATGGGTGTGTCCGTGTACGTTAACACCAAAACGACCCAGCGAATCTGCGTGAAGCGGTATATGACTAAGGATCATTCCATCCATAACGTGATAGGCTCTAAGTTCCCTAAAGTATTGTCTGTACTCTACATCAGGAAAAATATCGTGGTTACCACGGATTAACACCTTGTCGCCGTTTAAACGGGCTAACGTGGGTAGTGCTCTACGATTAATAACAACATCGCCCAAGTGATAGACCTTGTCATTGGGTTTTACCCGTTCGTTCCACGCCTTAACCATTGCCTCGTCCATTTCCTCGGGAGTATCCCAAGGACGAAGTTTTGTAACACCATCGTTACGTGTAAAGTGGCATACGCCTTTGTGACCAAAGTGCGTATCACTTACTAGGAATACACTAGGCATAAGCCCCTCCTTTCTTATTTAAAATTACGCCAATCGTCAATGTTGGGCTTTTCATTTTCATCATAAGTCCACCCCAACGCCTTCATCATACGGTGCTTTACTAAAAGATTAGGGCTACGAAAACGTTCTGTATCATCAAAGCCCATCATAACTCCAACTTCACAAACTGCACCGCTACGACAAATACCTGCAAAACAATGTACAACTACGTTCATACGATTGTCTAACGCATGTTGTAATAGAGCCACAAGTCGTGCCGCATCTTCATGGCTACACTTCATTGCTTCATCTAAAACTTCGTCCTTTTCTTCTACATCTAAAAATTCAAAGTTATGTATTTCTTTGAATTTGTGTACAGGAGTAGGACGCCAACTTGCTGGATCAACAATACTGATCAGCATACTATTCTCGCCAGCATCATGATGAAACTTTGTTGAAACATCACTAGCCGCTACATTTTCAATCCACGGCATAATGCCTCCTTTAATGGACGCTAGCCTTAGCGTCTACTTCACATTCAACTATCCAGTTGTTAAACTCTGTAAACTTAGTTACTTCTACACCCAGTCCAACTGCTTCATTTACAAAATGCTGTAAGAGCGCATTGTACAATTCATCGGGCATAGTGTCTTTGTCAAATCGAATTTTCATATACGTCTTTTCTTCCATGTGTAGTCTACACCGTCCGGACACTTGCCATTTACAATACTGTCCGCTCCAAACTTACCTACAAGTTCCATACCATTAATCTTAATAGTAACGAACTCACCTAACGCTTTTGCCCAATCCATTGCCTGGGTTAGAGTCTCAAACTCTACTTCTACTTCATTGTGTTCTATTGTTATCATTCTATTATTATACACTCAAAATAAAGCCCTGTCAATCAGGGCTTTATTTATATTATGCTACCAACCAATCCATTTGATCTCTAAATTCTATCGACTCATTTCCGTCATACTCATGTATTCGAAATACTGTACCAACTGGCACCCATTTTACTGCTAGTTCGTCGAATCCTGTATTATACAGATCTGGATAGCGCATAGCAATATACGTCTCAAATTCGTCCTTTTTGTTATTAAGAATCATGTCTACAATCATAGGATCAAACACTAGCTCGTGACTGTACTCTACATTGTTCCAAGTGCTCCATCCTGCTCCGAATCCAGGGCTGAAGATGACAGCTACTTGACCATCCTTAATACATTTTTCCATTAGGCTACTTTCTTTCGTTCCATATAAGTTTGGCAATCTATGCACATAGTACAACCACTAACTGCTTGTTGACGTGCTAGGGGTATTTCTTCACCGCACTCGTTACAATGGCTTAAACTAGGACCTTTCTTAATTGCGGCACGTACTTTAGCCACAGCGTCTGCGTTTGCTGTTACGGACAATAATTGTGCCATATCAGCTTCTTCCAAATTATCGCCTTGGATGCTTTCGTATTCTCTCATTTCTGCTCCTTGAAATCTAAAAGTAATATTATAACACCTATTACCATAGATGTCAAGTCTTATTTATGGAGCAACGGGAGGGATTTGAACCCCCGGTTTTACGGATTTGCAATCCGTTGCATTGGGCCGCTCTGCCACCGTTGCATAAATTATCTTACTCGTTTAAGATATTCAGAAACTGAAATTTTACCCTCTTGAATCTCTAATAGTGCGGTGACTACAGAATGAGTATGATCAAATCGAAGGCTAGTCTTGTGCTGTTTACGGATTTCTCTAGCACGAACGGTTGCGGCGATGATTAGGTTGTACATATTTTCGCCGGCGTTAGT